TTATACCGCTCCCAGGGTGTGTTCCCTTCCAAATCCAACTCCACGACACTCAGAATCAGAAGCGCGCCACGCATCCATCGCCGAACGACGTAGGACGTGTGTCGCGAAAGTCACGTTTCACGTGCCGAACGACACTATTAGCGTGACTTATTTTTCTTCTTCTTCTGTACCACCTTCACAGCCTTCTTCGGTCGGGACTGTGAACGCGTCGTGACTCTCTGCCTACTACTCATCGCCGGTGCAGCCGAACCAGCGGCCGGGGCTGCACCATCGTCATAAGCCTTCCTTACGGAAGTCGCAGCGCCAGGGATTGCGCGTGCGATTGATCCCACAATCGGGAGTGCAGAGACTACACCCCGGACAACCGGTAATACCTTTCCCATGACCGAACCTACTACTGAAAGTAGGTGTCCTAGGGAGTTGTACGACGATGGGTAACCCTGCTCGAGACCCGCTACGATCTCGTGGTAGAGTGCCATCGCCCCGGCCGAATAGTCCGAGGGAGGTCGGATAAACACGCGCTGGTCACTGATCACACGGGGGACTGTCTCATACCCCGCCATGGTGCGAACGGTGACGGACGCCTGACTAGCAAGGCCACGGAAGATCACCACTCCAATGGTCATGTCAGAAAACCCCGTGTCAAAGGGCGGTGCCACCTTGGCACCAACGGGAGCGAGACCTAGCGCCGACTTAATGGGCCAGGGTCCAAGCTTCGGTGCACCAACTCCTAGGCCACCAGGGATTACCCACGGGTACACGGTTAGGGGGACTTGCCCCAACTGACTCGAACCAGACGCAGCCACGACAGCTGCGCCGGACAAATCAGTTCCGGCCACTCGCCCACCGATCAAAACCGGTGGCACGAACTTCACCTCTGGACCATCATAACGTGCGGGCAAGTAGACTCCGGCACGAGCGGGGGATATGTACGGTTTGGGTGAGAGTAGCTGCAACGACTCTTCATCCATAGGCACATTGAAACCGACCGTGTCAAAAATCATCGAGTTGCCAGCAAGATCAGTCACCGATGCCGAAGCAAAAGGTGACAGTGGTCCGCTAGTTGAGGGAAAGGTTGCTGCGTAGACCGTCCCCTGGTCGTACAACGCAGACGCAACCAAATAGGCCGTCATACCCATATACCTTGGTCTCCATCCCCAGTAACGTGCAACGGGTCGCTGTGAAGCAAGCGTTGTGGACGGAATGAACGCCGGACCACCGGAGAGAACCACTACTCCGGAGATCGGCGCATCAAATGCCACAGCCTGATTAGCGAGTGCACCCGCTGCACAACCTGGTGGTGCCACCGGAAGCGTGAAGTCCACACCTGCAGGCCCAGCTGCCCAGAAGACATTATTCACGTCCCCCGGAGTCTGGATTAACAGTAGGTCCCAATTGTTTCCCGGTGGTAGCGCCGGTGGGGCGCTCACAGTGACAGTGGTCCTGAAGTCAGTACGTACAGTAGTGACCAGCGACATGTCTGGAATACCCGGGCACTCAACAGATGCCGCCGGGTGTAACGATTTCAGCAACCAATTGCGGGCATCGTCACTAAGCCCTGCCCTGGCCAAACGACCAAGGACTTGTTGCTGGAGGCCAATCGAAGCGGTTGTGTCAGAAGACATGGCGGTGAGATACTCAAAAACCTACAAGGCCCAACGACCAGAGCCACTAGGCCGCACCGGCACTAGCTAGAGGTCGCGCAAGCAGGTCAGCAAGGTCCTTGTCCAACACCCTGTCCACCAGATGGTGCTTGAACAGAACCGGCCGCGCCGGAATAGAGGCTAAGTACCGTCGGAGCTCTTCAAACTCATCAACGGTAAAGTCGTACTTGCGACGGAGCTCGCCATACATGTGATCATCAATCGGGTCACCACCGTACTGCGCCACCCACATGTTATAGTCTTTCCCCAACGGGATCGACCCTGACACGGCGGCACGCAAGAAATCGGTGTACAGTGGTAGTTGACCCACCACTGTTGTTAGACCTGCGACTATAGACGACCAATAGACGGCATGCTTCTTAGGGGGCGGCGGATTAACCGCCACCCCCAAACGCGCAAGCAAACGACCTAGAATCGGCACAAACCTAAATCCAAACTCCCCTGCTATCCAGCAGCTGGAGATAAAAGTGACATCTAAATAGTCACGGAAAACCCTGGACTCAGGAACTATACCGAACCCTGCCTCATACTCGGCATGACCTGTCGGGTCCACACCAGTGGCAACCAACAGATCATCCCCTGCGACAAGAATCTCACCGGGGCAACCATGAAACCGTAATGTCTCGAATGCGATCAACATATTGATCAGCGAATTGAAGACAGTGGTCTGACTAAAACCGCTCTTCGTGCCCCCAACAAGCCTGTACTTGAAGACGCCTCGTTTAAAAAACGCGAATCCCATTGCTGCGTACCCTGCCTCGACGTACTCAGCAAGCCCCCTGTCAACTGAACGACAGAGGTCGATGAAGATGTCATACGCCCATTTCCCCATCGTAGAATCCCAATTCTTCCCATCACGCTCACGGAAGTAGGGCCGCGATCCAAACCTCAAATGGACCCGACTCATCCAATCAGCCATAACGCTCGGTGGTTGACCCGAAGCCATGGTCATCCGAATACCTGATACCTCAGCGTGTGCATTGAACCAATCAAACACAGCTTTCTGAAGGGCGTACATCCACGGCCCATACTCAGATTGCGTAGCCTGATTATAATATGCCTGTATCATCCTTGCCTTAGTCCAGGGCTTATTAGACGATTCACGCTTGAGGCTTGCCTTTGTCCTCCAGGGCATAACGTCATCAAATTTCTCCGATTCTAGGATGCTCAGCCGTTTGGAGAGTGGCCATTTAAGCATCCATTGACGACGATCAAGTGGATCCACGGCCCCGGTGTCCCAGGGGCGATCGCGTTTAAGCTCATCCATGAGCCCGTACGCATAGTTCCATTGACGAATTGGAACTGGTGCTACGGCACCGTGACGGTTCACGAGGGCGTTCATGAAGTTACAGGGACAGTTTCTGCAGACATATCCGGGTCTTGCGGAAGGACCGACTTGGGTAGCGCCAATCGTGTAGTCCTCACAGAACTTATCACGCGGCGGCTGTGCGAACAACTGGTGGGGGGGGGAAAGAGGCTTCGCAGGGTACCCGAGACAAGTGGTCAAATACGAAACACTAGGCAGTGAGTAGATGCCGTCAGGATAGTGTTCTATTGCCACGTCTACTGGGTCGATGCCCCTCTCCCCTACTGTAAACCCAGAGCCAGGATTTCCCACGCGAGTTGGCGTTCTTTGAGCCATTCAGCGACTCGATTCGCCCAACTCCAGGAACTGACTCCACCGTCGACAGCTTTCCGGATGGTGCCACGCACCGCTTCCTTCTCCCACCGCGTCCACACCCACGTCGCCAACGCGACAAGGGGGAGAACCAGCAATCCAGTGAAAAACGACTTGGCTACCCACGAAAGGGCACGCATGGGGCGATGAATGAGGTAGAGAAGTGCGATCACGATGATCCCTGCGGACAGGCAAAAACTCGCAATCACATCTTCCTTCTTCCTCTGCCAGCACTCCACATCTGGAGGTGGCTTTTCATGTATCGCCGCAGCGGTTTCCTCATAGTAGGTCTTCGCCACACCGTACGTCACACCGAATATGTTCATGATTCTCTTCAGCACTGACACAACTGCGGACTGATTCGTCGGATCGGTTACAACAATGACCTGTTCGGCGCGGGAGCGTTTCTCGACGTCAGCTCCCTTCTTCGCCGGCTTCACCCGTGCCGAGGTCGTGATAGAGTAGAACGTCTCACTCCGCACAACTTGCTCGCGCACGGCTGGATAGGCCGTCTTGTCATTCACCTGAAACTTCCCAGCCAACAACTCGGCGGAGAGGTCCCGATGCTCGTAGGTGTGGAGGACTTCAGCAGTCCCAGTCTCCTTCACCACGGCATTGATGGTCGAAACAAAATCCTCAGTCGCCCGTGTCCACTCAAGAACACGGCCGCCGGCACTGATCAGTGACCCCGAGTCTCGGTCCAACGGAAACATGTGGAGACGAGCTAGCATCAGCCCATCTGGTCTCACGTTGGCCATATCGTCGGCCCCAAGGAAGTACGCTGAGTGTGATGAGTAGTAAAAAGGGCGAACAGCTCCGGGAATGCAGTCACAGTCTTTCAACAAGTGCTTGCACGCCGAGAACCCGCTAGGGCCACGAAACCGCTTGGTCTTCTTGACAGGGGTGTAGTCGCAGGGAAATTCAACGCGTGCGTCCTCAGCAATGACATTGGGACACATGTTGTGAAACATCCAGCGTTCACCCACCCTATCCTTCAGAACACGAGCAAGCTCGAACCCAGCCGCCTGACCACCCACATCAACAAACATCAGCGTCCCCCGAGAGTCACGGGCAGCAAATCTGCGCATCTGTCCAATCAGGTACTGCGTACAGGGGTCGGTGATCTCACAAGCACTAGCATCCGCACAGCTCGCCGCTGCAAGCGGCCTGTGACGAGCATGTTGACTGCTTGAAGAGCCACCTGTGGACTCACCTCCCCCTGCAACGCTTGCATCACAAGTGGGAATACTTGGGGCGCACGGTGCGGGCCCAGTCGTTCCAACAGGAACGGGTACACTGGGACCGTCTCGAGGTCCAATTCCCACTTCTTCTGCGTACTTCCTGATGACTGCGCGGATGTCTGGGCGCGAACCGTAATCCCTGAGGAAAGCCTCGAATCCCTGAGCTGTTGCACTACCGCTTTGACTGCCGCCGGCATGTCCCGTTCTGTCAACGGGACATGGGGGGGCTGGAGCATTAGCTGCATCTGGCTTTGGGACGCTGGCCGGATTCCCGGGGGGAGGTCTTGCACGTGACTTGACTGCGTGGATTGCTGACCTCGCCGCTTCGCAAGCAGCTTGAGCGTAAGTTCTCCAGGTTGAGTCTCCACGGCCTCCTCTCCCCCCCGATCGTCCGCCTCTTCCTCGGTCTCCTCGGTCTCGCCCTCCTCGGCCTCCTCGACCTGCTTCAAAGCTAGGCGCGCCAGAAGGCGGCGCTTCACGTCCACTGGGTCGCGTCGGTCCCCCTCCTCGAGGAACTTCCGGCGCTCCAGCAGGCGGTGTTGCGCCCGGCTTCGTTGCGCTGCCTTGCGATCCCCCGTCTGGTAGATCTGCCTTGTCAGGTCGGATATCGCCGGCTGCTCGAACTCCACCGGTCCCTGCAGCGCCGAGAACTTCATCTTGAGTCCGCACAGACCCCCCGCGTGGGAGGCTGCTTGCTGGCACTCGTCCAGTTCCCGCGCTGCCCGCTCGTTCACCGTCGCCTGTCGCATCGACTGCGCCAGGCGTTCGGCTTGCCGCTCGCTCAAGCGGGGGCGGCTCTGAGCGCTCCTCTCCCTTGACGCCTGCTGCTGGCGGATTCGCTCCACTAGGGACGGCTGGGGCACCGGAACCGAAAACTGTCGGTCGCCGTGGCGGCGCTCCTCGACTAGTCTTCTTATCCTTTCCCCGATCCCGCCCTTTCTTGGGGTCGGCCCCCCTCGGCTTTGGGCCTCGCGGCGTTCGCGCCTCGTCGGAGGTAGAGCTCCTCCAACCGTCTGCGCTGCGTGCTGCTCTGCCCTGGCCTTTACCACTTCCACGCTTACCGCGACGTCTTCTGGCGCTACTCCTTGATGGAGCATCGCTCTTCGTGTCGCGCGTGTCAGCTGGGCCTTTGGCACCTCCTTTGTCGGCAGGAAGTGCCCCCCCTCGTAATCCACCTCCTTGCGAGCGTCCGGTCCGGTCGCGCTCGACTGATGCAACACGTAGTCCTGGGTGTAGCGCCCCTGGACCCGTTGATGGATCAGCTCCACCATCACCTCCCGACCCTGGCGACGGCGGTGCGCCAGCTCCTTCGCCAACTTTGGGGTCACCCAAGTGTGACATCCGTCTGTATCGACGTAGTACACAAGATCGCGTGAAGTATGTTCACGGGAAAACTTTGGTGGCATATCAAAGCGTGGAAAGCTGATCGCGGGGCTAGTTGCAGTCTAGCTCTGGGCATACACGAGAAACTCGGTGTATGGGGGCATATCCT